CGTTTAATAGTTATGTTGCCAGTACCAATATCAGAAACATAACTATTACCAGTATTGTCTTTATCAAATTCCATAGTAACTTTATCATTAACACTGCCTAATGCAAAAAAATTAACTTGCACTGGCAATCCTTTTACATTAAGTTCTAAGCATTCATGTACTTGCTGCATAGGTTCATAAGCAAAAACTTGTTTAAATTTTTCAGTTAATGGCTTTGCCCATAGCCCTACATTTGCTCCAACGTCGATTGCAAGATCAAAGTCTGTAACATATTTGTAAGCAGTATCTCTAACATCGTCTTGATATTCAGCTGGACCTCCATTTTTAACACGCTTAGTAATCATCCTATAAAAATGATTATCGCTATCTGGCATCCAATAATTATATACTTGTTTCATTTAATTTATCACACCTATAATTGCGTTTTTTTTGTTACCTGTCTTTGCTATTTTACCATAGCCAAGCTTCTTTAATTGTTTACCCACTTCGTCTCTTGCATAGCCGTATCTAGTTTCGTGCCCTTTGCATTCGTATAGTATTACAGGCTTATATTTTGCTATTAGATCAATACCGCCGTTTATAATAAGTGGCTCAAACCCTTCAGCGTCCATTTTAATAAAATCAACATCTGTAAATGAAAAACTATCCATTGTTTTTACTAAGATATCACCGCTTGAATTAGGAGTAACATGAGTGCCGAATGTACTTCTTATTCCTTTGCTGATATTTTTATTGTTCATAATGTAAGTCAGTGAAACAGTTTGCTCTTTATCACCAAGCCCGCAAGCATGTATTTGTACATTATCTAGATTAAAGTGTTTTACATTTGTTTCTAAGCAGTTATAAACGTTAGGTTCAATTTCAAATGCATGTACATTAGTAAATCTTTTTGACATATGAAATGACATTATGCCGTAGTTTGCTCCTACATCAATTGCTGTCCTAAATTGCTTGCAACACGACATTGCTGTGTTAATTTGTCCAGACTGATAATCAACAACATTTGGTTTTCGTTCTTTTTTCATTGCTCTGTGTAGAATAGAATCGCCAGACAATATAGTCCAGTCTTGATATAATGTTGTTTGCATATATAGTTTCTCCACAGTATTTATATACGTAGTTTATTTAAGAAAAGTAATAAGGTTTAAGTCTGTTCCAAGCATACCCTAATTTATGCTCATGAAAATAATATTGTGTCCAAGCTAAATCATATAACCATTGTTCACGAGGTATATCTAATTTTGGATTGTCTATATATGATAGACTTGGTTGACTAACTGGCCAACACATTGCAGTGTCGTCTAATGCAAATGTAGGGATACCTAAACATGCACTTTCAATAAGAGTATTACTAGTTGTTCCAACTACAGCCCAGGCGTTGTCAAAGTCTTTTTGCAATCCTTTGCCGCCACTCGCTGTTGTATTTGTTTCGTAATTAACAGTGTGTGTTACATTAGGAATAGCATTGCTATTTGCAATACCTTCTGCTATTGACCTACTTTTTCTTGCTTTTGGATGTCCTCTAAGGATAATAGGCATATCAGTATGCATACGTATATGCGTTAAGCAATCAACTACGTAATCCCAATATCCAGTAGTAGTATTTCCCCAAACTTTATGAACTTGTTCTAAACTACTGTCATTAGGCTTCTGCAAGATGAATAAAATATAATCACCCTTTGCTTCCCATGGTAGTATTTTTATGTTTTGATCTTTTTTAATTTTTTCAAATCTATCAGGAGGGCTGTTTTTGTTACAAAATATTCCCTGTCGCATAAAATGATTCCATCCTACACGTTGCATGTATAACGGATTTAGCTCGTGTACTTCTGATGTTCCGGATCTAAACACAGGGCTTTCGTATACTAAAAATGGTTTATTTGATTCCTTAATAAAATCAAATTGATCTTTGTATTCTATTAGATGATCTTTATATATGTTAGTTTGCATGAATCCGTCAGCACTCTGTACTAACGGATCATTTAGATTTTTAACTAATTTAAAATTAGGCAAGTCTGGAATGAAGTCTTTATTATGACCACGGAAACTAGTTAAATCAAAGCTACCTTTTATACCAACTATTAATGGTTCATTAGATGCTGGCATCTTCCATACCTGCCACTCTAAGCTTAACTACATTTGTAATTTGCCATTGCTTTTGATCAAGACCTTTTAAGAGTCCTAACCATTTGTTGCGCATAAGTGCAAACTCGTTAATGATCTTTTCATAGTCAACAACATCTGCCTCACCGTCTACGTATTTTTCAACGTCACGGCTTGACAGAGCTCGTTGGTAGTTTTCAAGATATTTCTTAAAGTACGAGCTACGCAATCTACGTAGCTCGATATTTAAGTAGTGCAGGATTGCTTCAATCTCTTGAAGCTGATTAAAACGTTGTTCAACGATACCGGGCATTTCTGCCGCGGCACGTTCAACATTGCCTTTGAGCTTTACATCAAGTCGACCTTGTATCAGCTCATCTTCAAAGAACTGTACAGCACTCGGTATCTTAGATATGTCTCGCGATACTTCACTATACCAGCCCATTATTCATCCCAATCTTCTTCGTCATCGTCTACATTATCTAAGTCTAGATAGTAGCTAATTGCTGCATCTAAGTTAGAATCAGTTCCGACAACATCTTTAAATGTTTCATCACTAACACCATAGTCTGCTAATAGATCAACATACTTTTCAGCTACTAATTCCATTTGCTTTTTGTCTACGTACTCTTTAAACATTGTCCAGATGTCACTGATGTGTTCTTCATTCATTTGCGGTTGCTTCCTCGATTTGCTCTACGGTTGCTTCTTCTAAGTCAACTTCATCGGTATTTACCACAGGCTTTATTTTCTCGTTGTACTCCATCATGATCTGATCAAGCTTACCGCCGATCATCCAAGCTTTGCGATACTCAAGAACTTCTTCTCCTGCTAGGTTAACATACTTGAGCCGATTACCTTGCTTAACTAACAAGTTCTTCTTCTCAAATAATTCAACTAAACCACTGTATGGATTCATACCAGTTTCATAAGGAATCTTAACTTGCACACCTTCGAAAGGTTTTGCATATCGAGTCTTCATTACTTTACAACCAGCACGTATGCCCATAACTTCTGAGATCTTGTTGCCGTCTTCATCTTCTTTCAACTTCATCTTCTTCATTGCAACAACAATACTTGATGCATAGATAAAGCCTGAACCACCACTGATCTTATCATCTGGATCAAACATATCCTGCGATGCATAAGTGTGGTTAGTACATACCAAGCCTACGTTAAGCGAGCCAATCATGTTAACTGTGTTACGAACAAGCGAAGTCAATGCCTTAGGCTTACGACCCATATCACCTTTCATATCACCTTTGTTAAACTGATCAACGTCAGTAGGTGTTAGCAACATACCCAACGAATCGACTACAAATAATACTTTAGGACGATCTTCTTCATCCATAGCACGATAATCTGTAATAAATGTTGAGATAGTTTTTGCTACATCATCAATCATTGACATGTTTAGTTTGAGCAGCTTTTCTGCACTAGTGTCAACTTGCAATGCTTGTAGCCAGCTTTCGTCAAGTGCGTTCTCTGAGTCAATTAAGACTACAAATATGCCTTGATCTTGTGCGTGTTTTACAATGTTACCTGAACAGAAATAACTCTTACCTGCTCCTGATTCACCTGCAAACACAGTAACCTTACCTAGTGGAACACCTTTGTGAAAGTCTCCTGAGATAAGATAGTTTAGTGCATATGATCCTGTACTGATCCAATCAGTGGGATCGTTAAATCCAGTACTCATGCCTGAGATACTTTTAGTCAAGTCCTTGCGGAACTTGCTAACGTCAAATGACTTAGCCATTAAATTCTCCTATTAAAGCTGTAAAGAACCCCCAACAGTGTTTATTACACCGAAGGGGGTCTTAGTACTAGTTACGACTGACGTGCGCGGATCATTGCTAGAATGTCGCTTGCGCCACCAGCTGGTGCTGCTTCTGCAGGTGCTGCTACTGGTGCTGCAATTGCAGCTTCTGCTACTGCTACATCTGCCGCAAATGGCGCTTCTGTAGGTGTAGTTACAGCCGGTGCTACTGGAGCACTTTGACTAGTTGCAGTTGCTTGTGGGCTTGCCGCTTTCTGCGGATCGCCTGTACGTGCTTGCATACCTGCAGGGCGGAAGTAGTTACTCCAGCGATCAGGATCGTATGCTTCACCATCTACACTTGCTTCAAACATTTCCTGCATAACCTTAATCGCAGTTGCGTCTGGCTTTTTAGGAAGGAAGTCTGATAAGTTAAACAAGTTATTAGTGTTAATTGCTTGCATTTCAACGTCACTTAACGGACGCTCTCTACGTGCCCAATTACTTGTGCCGTAATCTGCATAGCCACCTTTAGATGTTTTGTTTAGACGGAAGTCTACACCAGCTGTATAATCAGTTGGTAATTCTTCCATGTCTGGATCAAGCAATGCTGCTTTAATGATTTGGAAAATCTGTGGACCAATAATAAAGCGTCGAATTGGATTCTCTGGCGCTTGATCATCTGCAATTGGATTTTCAGTTACAAAGCCTTGGAATACGTATGAACGCTTTTTCCAATACTTACGGCCCATGTCTTCAAGACTTGCGTCTTTAAACCAACCGCGTACTTCTTGTAAGATACCACAGCTTTCGCCGTACATTTCCATACACGGTACTTGTACTTGTACCGGACGTGATGCTGTATCACCTTTAATACCTGCAAACGGAAGTTTGATCATCAAACGTTCTGCCCAGAAAAAATCTGCATCAGGATTACCGTCAGGTAGGAAGCGCATTGTAGTGCTTTCGCCTTCTTTAATATTCCAAAATGGGTAAATCGGATTAGGACCTTGCTGTCCTGAGTTGC